TTCACCTACTAAATCGATTATAAGATTACTCCAAAGCATTGGCCGTGGTCTAAGAGTGTCAGAAAAGAAAAAGACACTCAAAGTATATGACATTGTTGACGATCTTTGCTGGAAGTCACACAAGAACCACATCTACAGACATTTTGAAGAGCGTGTGAAGATTTACAAAAAAGAAAAGTTCGATTACACCGTTCATTCGATGTCTTTTACAGACCTTGGAAAAAATAAATAAGAGTAGGAGGACATCCTATGTCCGATTCACTTCCTGAAAATCCTCTTTCAGGCACACTTAGAGTTGTTAGGTTGCTTACGGGAGAGGAATTAATTGGTCTGGTCAAGGATGTGTCCCAACACGAAATTAGTTTGAGAATGCCTGCCTTGATGGAAAACTATGCAACAAAGACTCCTGAAGGCGATATCATGGAATTTGTCAAACTTGTCAATTACCTTTACAACATCAAAGGGTTTGAAATTTTGGTTCCTCGTAACTCAATTGTCTATATGGGAACACCCACAGACGAACTGACATCAATGTATGAAGCATACTTGATTTTGATTCAAGACAACCCAAAATCAGCAATTGCACCAAATAATGTTTATGGGTCAGGAAACCAACAAGGCTTGGAACTTTTAAACGAACTTTTTAACAATGATGATTTTGTTGGTTTCATCAATGATTTAATGGAAAATTTTGAGGCTGCTGGGGTCGATCTTGGGGATGATGAAGAAGAGGAAGCCGATGTAGAATCGTTTATAAGCCCCGAGGAGGAAGAAACGCCTCCGAAGCCACCCAAGCGAAAGAAACGCCGTAAAACGAAACCAGAGACTAATAAGATGCCTTATAATCCGGAGAGCCCACCAGAGGACCCGGAAAGTTGGTCAGACAACCCTAACGACTATCTTTAATTTTCGTCGCTGACATCAGACGGCACTGCATCCTGCCCATCTATCCACATGTCATAATATGAATATTTGAAACTGCATGTGGCTTTTTGTATGATGGCATCACTACTATCCGCCTGAAATACCAAGCCATTTAATTTTACTGGAATGATGTAATGGAAAGTTGTTTGCAAAACTTCGCAATTGTTTGAAGGATCAAACAAATAAAGATTTGCTGAGTGATGCCAATCTTGGTATAGAAGATTATGGTCAACATCGTTTGTAATATTTGTAATGTTTCGAATCCAAGAATACAAATTTTTCCAGTTTGTAAGATCTGAATCCACGATGAATTCAACATTCAATAATTCAAAATTTGCACTCATCGTTGGAACCGGAACGGTCACACCAAGAACTGTGGGTTGATTTTGATCAGGAACTGATATTCCGGGCAAATTTGCACGCTGACACATGAGTTCCATCTGCTTGGTTCCACGACCAAAGATCAGACGAAAATAACTGTTGTAGAGTGGATTAATGTTTGATGAACAAATACTCATAGAAATATTTATGGTAAAACAAAAACCTCCCGATTTCTCGGGAGGTTTTCGAAGGTTAGGTTAAGTTACCAAATCAGATTTGGTTTCCGTGTAGATTTGCGACTTGAGTAATACGGTAGTATTGGTTCAAGCCGAGAGACAACTTCTCTCCGTCTGGTACGTTGTTGCTGTCAAGAACGAATGGGTTGGCTACAACACCATAACGGGTCTTGAATGCAATGCGTGGTTGGAAAGTGTTGGGATCTACTGCACGGACCATTTGTAGCGGTACGTAGGGGCAGTAGAAGAGACCAGCATCATAGGGAGACTCACCCTTATAGCCAGTGACGAAGAAGTTCATTCCGACTGGGCTGTAGGGATCGATGTATACACGGATCTTGCCAGAGAGGATACCAGCAAAGGTGTTTTGGGTATCATCAGCATTGATCTGAGGAGCGATGGCGGGGCTGAGGCTCATGAAGCCAGACATGGCTAGAGCAGCAGCGGTATCGCTGTCACAGATGATGAAGTTACCCTTGCCACGGCGGGTTTCCTTGGCGATGGTGTTGCATTCACGTTCGATTTGGAAGCTGAGGCCACGGAAGCGTTCAGCAGACCAACGACCGTCAGAGTCAACATCAAGATCGTAGATTCCTTTGTTTGCTAGATCTGGTTGTTGTGAACCGGGCTTGGCAACATAATAAATGCTGCGGACGACTTCGCGGTTGATCTCAGCGAGAATTTCGGTGCTGAGAAGGTTGGCGAGTTCGGCTTCAGCGTCAAGACCGTGAACAGCCTTGAGATCTTGTGCCAATTCAACGGTGTAGTTGCTAGCAAGAGCACGGGTCTTGGCTTGTACGGCAACACGGTCGATTGAGAAGGCCATTTGGTTCCAAGTGCCATAAGAAGCACCTGCGTAAGCATTACCAGCATCACCGATTCTCTCACCTTGATTTGTCAAAATTCCACGGAGTGAGTTGAGGCTGTTTGCTTGACGATATGCATCTATAAATGCTTGTGATGTATTTCCTGAGAAATTCCATCCAGCAGATAGACCATTATAACCGTTTGGCAATGTCCAACCTGAGCCGCCGAATTGAGCAGCGGGTTCTTGGAACATTGCTTCGGTTGCGGAGGTGTACGAAGAAGCACGATCTCCACGTAGTTGATATTGAGCGCGCATTGCAAAGATGAGGCCAGTTGGGGCGGTCATTGGTTGAACGCCGCAGATGTCATAGGCCATCAAGTTTGGCATAGCACGACGAACCAAGGAGATGAGCACGGGATCATAACCAGCAACAGTTGGATTGTTGCTGTAATCCATGGGCATTCCGAGGTTGTTTGAGCTCATTGTTTCAGTGAGGTGTTGAGAACGAAGAGCTTGCTCTTGGTTTTCTAGAAGGACGGCAGTGACTTTCTTGCGATAGTCATCTTGAATCTTGGGGAGTGCATCGTGGCCGAGCACTGGTTCCCATTTTTCTGTTAAAACGTCATATGGGGTATTTTCTGAAAATTGCATTTTAGTGTTTTCTCCTGTGAGTGTAAATATTTAGTAATAGTGAAATTTAGACCTTTTTGTGTAGTCTACCCAATGCACCGACGTAACCTTCTACAAGGGTAGTCGGAGCAGTTTTAGCTGGTGCAAATGTTTGCTCTGGCTCAACGGAACGAGCAGGAGCGCGACTTGCGGTGTTTAGATAATTTTCCTTAATGGCTGTTAGTTTTTCACGGTATTCATCAACTGTACCGAAAGAAACATTTTCCATTAGGTTTTGAAGTTTGGCGATTTGAGTGTCTGCAAGATCTCTTGTCTCAGCGACAAAGATTCCAGCACATTCAGTCAATTCGATTTGCTTCTTGAGTTCGATGGTGGCATTTACGGACTCGTTGAGTTTGTTTTCCAACTCACGGTTTTGAGCGTAAAGTTCATCAAGAACATTGTACTTCTCGTTGGGAACGTCAATGTAGTGGTTTTCAAATAGGTTCTTTAGACCACTGATGAAGTTCTCGGCAATTTGAGTCTTGATGCCTTGTTCAACGGCTACAGCGTTCTCTGTCATCCATTCTTCGACTACGTAGTCAAGGTAGTCATCTACCTTCTCTACGAGAGATTCGGTGACATTCTCAAGATATTGCTTGACGTTGCCGTCAACACCTTGAACGATGTGGGCAACGGTCTTTTCAACGCGGTCTGTGACAGCGGCTTCAAAGATTGCCTCTAGTTTGCTGACGAGTTCTTCCGAAGCGACTTCTTCACCGAGCAATGAAGCGAGGGCAGCGCGGAATTGTGCGCGGGCTTCTGCGATCATTTCTTGATCTTCAACGCTTTCTTCGACTTCGGTTGGCTCTTCTTCTTCTGTTTCCTCTGTCTCCTCTTCCTCTCCGGAAGATTGAGCAGGAGCAGACATTGCTGGAGCAGCCTTACCCATCATGCCCATTGAGTTGGGGACGATTGGGGCTGGAACTCCGGGAACGGCAACAGCGCCCGTGGCAACTGGTGGGGCGGTCATTGAGCCCTTTCCGGTTGCATCGACGGAACCCTTGCCGGTTGCATCGTAATCGCCTAGACCCATGGCTTGCATGGCGGCTTCTGAAATAGTTTGTTTCTTATTTTTCATATTAAAAGGATCCTTAAGTGTAAAATTATTTATACTCCAAAATATTTAAGACTTTATCTTGTTCTACCTCCAAGTAGACCATAAAGCCAATTAGATTGTGATGCTTGTGCTTGAGGTACA